CATCGGTTGGAGGTGGAGCCTTACGCTTTTTGACTACCTTCTTGGGAGCCTTGGCGGATTGCTCGCTTTTCAATGCTTCAATGCCTCTGACAAGAGTGGCGGCGATAAAGTCACCATTGGGAAGGTTGTCCAGTACATTGCCGTATTGGCCTCGTAGCTGGTTATAGGTTTCTCTTCGGGATTCGGATATATCATCATCTTTCGATGAATCCATCCACGGGTGGGTGTTGATTGTATCTCTACTCCACTCGCTTTTTTCCCTTAGATACTCACTCCTCTGAGGAATCTTTTCAGTAAGGTATTCGTCAGCCTGGGTAAGGATATTACGAATATCATCATCCGAATATTCCTTGCCATCGACCTCTACGAAATCCTTGCCAATATGCTGAAGTGCAAACTTCTTGGCCGCTTGTGCTTCCCGCTTCAAATTTTCCAAATCTTCAAACGATTGAATGTTCTCCAATTCGGGTTGAGCCGGTTGCGATTGACTGCCTCCTGATTGCTTGAGGTTTTGAATCTCATTCTTGAGCGACTCCACTGTTTCTTCTGCTGATTTTGCTCGAGCAGTAAGACGCGAAATCTGTTTAAGAGTTTTCTTGAGAGCCTTTGGAGTTTCCTCCTCTACCTCTTCTTCAACCTCTTCCTCTTCGGTATCTTCTCCCTCATCCTCCTCTTCGTCAGACTCGGTTACAGACTGTGAAAGAACATCTTCCTGGTCGGCAGATGCTTCTGCTTCTTCGGGAGTCTCGGTGACTTCCGCTTTAGCCTCATCCGCCTGTTGAGCCTCCTGATCCGTTTCGACCTGTTCGACAAAACTTGCCGCCAAATCTTCCACCGATAGTGGGCCTCGTACTTGATTGTTTTCTGCTCCCGTGGATTCAGCCGGAGCCTCGCTAATAACTGTTTCTGCCATAATTTCTGCGTTTGGTGTAGAGTTCGCACTCTCTTGCTTGTATCTGCGGAGCAGATATGCTCCACCAGTGACAATTATAGCAGTTTAAAAAGCAGTTTTGTCAGGTAGCCCGAAAAATTTTCCAGTTGTCTTTAAATCGTTCGTGCTTGGCTTTAGAATGAGGGTTGTGAGGATACAGTCCGATCCGTTTTGCCCCGTCTAATTCCATGCATGGGATGTTGTAGAAAATGTTCTCATCTTCGACATAGGCCACTAAGATATCCACTTTCGTGCAGTCGATTGTTTCTTTACCAGTAGATCCGCTGGCCGTTGTTACCATATACCGACCTAATCCAGTTCGGTTCTTATCCTTAGTTTTTGATTCCGTTCCTTTGATTTGAATCTTAAAAATCTTACCTGCCGTGTTCATCACCAGGCAATCCTGTGGTAAGTAATCGCCCAATGGCACAAAGACCTCCAGTCCATGCTCGAGGGCTTCCGAGAAAAACTTCTGCTCGTAGAGGTTACCCTTCCTCTTCATCTTCGTCATCATCATCGAGCACCATATCGCACTCGAAATCGACAACATCCTCATCGAGCCATTCCTCAATGTCTGACATTACTATCTTTGCCATTTCAGTGTCTTCAATATCAGACTCCTCAAGCCAACGATTGAGCAATGCCCTATGCTCGTTTTTAAACTGCTGATGGGGTGTCAGTTTCGGCATTATCTAACGCCTCCAATATTCTAGTCAGTCCTGCAATCTCTCCCGATAAACGGGCGAGCTTCTGAGGATTGTCCACATGAGTATAGTCCTGAAAGTCCACCAGGCACATATCCCTCTGTTCTTTAATAAAGTCCTTAATTACTACCCACTCGGTTTGTTCACCGAGTCCGGCCACTGCATCTCCTAATGTCATTTTTTCCTTCTTACGGGTTTTACTCTTCGTCCCATTCCAACTTTCGATTTCTCAGCCTTCTTGCGTTTTAATTGGCTTTTACTCATCTCCGATTTTGTCTTGGGTGTTTTACTCGAGACTCTTTTGGTTGGCCGGCAGTATTCATTCTTTCCACCCTGGCCACATGGCTTGCCTGACTTCGTATCCTGCCACTTCTCTGATCCCCATCGTTTCAACGATGTACCCTTGGCAGTCTTGCGAACCTGTCCCTTGGACTTCCGGCACTTGGCAATCTGTTGCGATGCTCGAGCACTCGGGAATACTTTTACCCGAGCCTTTACCTTCTTATAACAAGCGTCCTTTGGCATCTTACCACTTCTTGCAGGACCAGTATCCTGCTGTTAGCTTTGATTTTTTCTGATCGCACTTATGCCTAGCTCGAAAGGATTTACGGGCATCAGGATTAGATTTACGGATTTTCATGTTTGCATCCCCGTAACGAATCGTCCTTGTCTTGCCATTCTCCGATGCAAGTACGACAAATTTTTTCTTACCATAACCAGGTTCACCCTTTCGGATGCGTCTAGGGGAGTTAACCTTACTTGGTTTTCCGTTTGCCATACTTTACTTTTTTACCGGTCTTTTTGGCATAAGATTTAGCTTGTGCCATACCTTTAGGGGTGTAACTGAATTTCTTTTTTCCTACTCCTGGCATAATATCTTCCTTTCGATTAAGCGGCCACTGATGTGCCTGGTACATTGCCAGGGGCAGTACCTAACTGACCAATCCTGGCGTTCATTTGTTGCTGTTGCTGAAATTCTAACTGACCAGCATATGTCTGAAGTCTCTTCGCAAAGTTTTCATCGGATTGCAGGCGTTCCTGCACATCGGTCGCCGGTATCGCTTCGCTTCCCTGAATATACGATTGTAATACTTGCAACCTAAGTTGTGGATTCGCTCCATTTTCAGGCGCGTTAACAACCTGTCCCGATGCGATCTTTGCGATATCATTCGATGTTTCAATAATCTCTTTTGTGGTAGCCTCCTGCGATGGCATGATTAACTGATTGGCAAGGTTTGGATCAATCGCCTCAATCACCTTGCGAAGATAAATGTCAAATCTGCTCACGCCCTGGCGATCATAGGTAGCCATTAGCTTTCCTATCGTATCCAACTTCTGAATAACCTTCTCCTCATCCTGGTTCATTGAATTCCAGGTAATATTAAAATCATAAACTTCAGCAGTCTCATCCAGCATGAGCATCGCTCCCTGCTCGTTGTTGGTAACCCGAAACCATATCTGCGGTCCGCCATAAGTGCGATCCAAGCACCATATGCGATTCAATACCTGCTTCCATCCACTGAGCCAACAGTTGACCAGGTGCTGTTTTATCACATTGGCCTCTACCGCATCATCAGGTCCAGTCGCCCGTCCTGTGATACGATTACACAACTGACGGATTTGCATCTCCACTTCCATACTTGCCTGCGAATAACGGGGGATTTCCATGAATCCAACCTCTCCCCTACGGCGTACACCAAGCTGTGCTCCCGGTCCTAAACGCTCGGGTCTTCTGCCGATCTGATATTCCACCGGTGGCATGGTGCTCATCGATGCTCGGTCTCGGCGACTATCCAGTTCTGTCTTTACCGCCAACTCATAACTCTTTAGCAGTTCAGGGTATCCGCGAGAGTCCAGCAAACGATGGTTTAAATGCTCTCTCGTGATACAAACAAAAGGATAACGACCTTCATCATACCCAACCGGCTCATGGAATCCTGCTTCATCCATTTCATCCGTCCAGCAGGTCTTGGTAACCACAGGAACATCATCCTCATCCAGTTCCTTGCGATAGGTGGTAACTACCCGAATCAAGCCCTCATAGTGCTGACTGCCATAGCTTGTGCCATAATCATAATGCATGGCCGAGTCGCTGTATCTCTCCTCGTAAAAATCTTTCGCCTTCTCGATGGCTTCATCAATCCACGCTTCATCCCATCCCTCGTTTACCTTCTGCTTCAACGCTTCAGGCGAATAATAATGAATGCAGTGAATGCTCCTGGCAGATTCCAAATCAATTACATTACTGTCCACGATCAGTTCCCTGCCCAACTCGTATGCTTTAACCGCAGGACGATTTACGACCACTTTTTCGGTCGGAATTTCGGTCTCACCTGTATTCCGCAACTCGTTAAGCATCTTCTTGACCCTACGCTTTTTAAGCTTCGGGAAGAGGGGATAAAACATCTCTTCCACGCCTTCCTTCATCTCAGGATCTTCTATCGCCATTGCCAGTTCAGGCGATTGCTGGGCAATCTGCTCGAGGCTGATCGGTTCAAACTTTCTCGCCTTCTCCTGCTTCCAGTAAGTACCGAAAAAGGTTACCCCGTTCTGTAATAAATAATTCGCTCCAATCGATGACTCCCTCATCA